TTGTTTTTTAATTTTTTATTTATTTTAGTTATTTGTTTTTAGTTATTTATTTTTAGTTATTTGTTTTAGTTATTTGTTTTTATTTATTTTTAGTTATTTGTTTTACAACCTTTCAATTATAATCAACGAGCGACGGCATGCTCGAGTGAGTGCTGCAACTATTGCCGTCTTCGTCTTCACATCCCTCTAATTCGTTAACGGTCATAAAATCGTCCGTATTATAATTTTTAATACACAAATTATTTATCAATTCATCCACTTTCCCATTCAGTGTTTCAATGTCTTTCTGTTGTCTCTCAATTGTCTTTCTCTGCTCTTCGACCAAGTTTTCTAAGTAACGCCCATTTTCCACAACTTGATGAATGTTCATCATCGTCTCTTGTATTGGCTTTTTGTTCTTCAAACAAATCCAATATTCATGACGGACTTTCGATTCCACCACATATGGCGTGCCATCTGGGGCCATATGTGGAATCGCAAGTCCGTGTGGTTTGCCCGACTCAATCTGTTCCCAAAATTTTATACCCATCAAGCGCTTTTCCCCGTAATCTAAGTCAGAGAAGTGAATAAAAGCTGACATCAAATTATTGTCAGCAATCTCACAAAACCCAGGCTTCTTGTTGATTTGCGTAAAGTCAATACGCACTACAATTCCAATCCCATAAAAGCTCATAACCCTTTTAATTGTATCCTCTGTATGTGTATTGCGCATACGAGGGATATAGATACTTTTGCAAGAAGAATTCATTGTGTTAGTTAAATACCAAGTGTGTTTTAAGAATGCTTTTCTTATATATCAACAAAATCATTTCATTTTTTTTTTATTTCTACATTCTGAACGTGATACTAAAAAAATATAATGAACATATTGTTCTCAAAGTATTTTTAATTAAAAGTTTACAATATAAAATTACTTACACATTTGATGGAGTGAAATTTGAAATAATAATACGCATCTTACCAAAGAGTTCATCTTCTGCCCGTTCTAGTTGCTCATTTTGTAAGTCATACTCCTCATGGTGCACAAGCAACGTTTTCACAATATTTTCCATTGTTACGCCTTGTTCGACAAGCTTCCTGGCAATAAACTCGCACGTAGGAAGATGCTCCAAGTTTGGTTCTGGTTCATCATTTCCATGATGTTGAAAATAAACATCTTCCTCTATTATATCCTCATCGCTGTGCTCTTCGGCATTAATATTGTTCATAAAGAGCCTGAAGCCCCTGAGAGCATATTCATCGTCTTCGTATTCCTCTTCGTATTCCTCTTCGTATTCGTCTTCTTCTTCTTCATTAGGAACCTGTGCCATATCTGTTCGACAATAAGGACATCTAAACCCATTGTGTGCAACACTTGTCATAAGACAATTTGAGTGGAACGTGTGTCCGCACTCAGTAGTGACACAGTTTTTATTTGCCTCAACCGGCTCCATGCAAATGGGGCAATCACAAGTGGAACTCATTTTAGTATTAATACAAATATTTAATAATTTATGTCTCAAACAATTATATTAAAAAGTATTTCAATTTTATTTTTTATTAGATTGATGCTTGGCTTGGCTTGGCTTGGCGCATTGCTTGGCGTGTGGCATGGCTTGGCGCTTGGCTTGGCGTGTGGCTTGGCTTGGCGCGTGGCTTGTTTGGCTTTGGTTTGGCTTTGGCTTGGATTGCTGTGGCTTGGCGTGTTGCTTGTTTGGCTTTGGTTTGGTGTGTGGCTGTGGCTTGTAATGGATTGCTTTATTCATTATATTTTTTTAGTATCACATACTAAATGTAGAAATAAAAAAAATTGAAATGCTTTTTCTCTCCACAACCAAAGACATCAGTAATACATAATCGCATTAAGCTAATACAACAATCAATTAATAAATCATGTCCAGAATTGAAAATATCAGTCTCTTCATTCCTCGTGTGTATGTTAATTACACCGAAGAAATGGTGAAAGGCGCATTTGAAGAGAGTATTGGTTCCGTTAAGAATGTTGATTTTATCATCAAGTCTGCCAAAGATGGTAACACGTATCACGCCGCATACATCCATTTCTACGAGTGGTATGATACAGAGCACACCCGTAAGTTTCAGGACCTGTTACGCAACCCTGAAAAAGAGGCCAGAATTGTATATGACAAACCTTGGTATTGGATTGTTCTCGAGAACAAGAGTAAGAAACACATTCCTGGACAGCGCAAACCCACCATTGATATCGACGCGTTCAGTGGTCCTGCTCACAAGACAGACGAACCAACCAAATCTGTTTTGACCCCTCTGCCACTTGACAGTAAAAAGTGGTGCCAAGCTGTAACTTCTTCTACACAGCCTGTTATGAGCCAGCAAGAGATAGATTTGCTATTCGAGGAAATGGAACAGGACGCAATGATGGACCAACTTGAAGAGGAAAGAAAGGCAGATGACGAGCATCTTGCCACGTTTGACACGCGCTATGTTCAGACCATCGAGCAGGAGAATGCGTATTTGCGCTCTCAAGTGGATTACTTCAACAAACTTTATACCACGGAGACAGTGAAGACGACGGCTCTATTGGAGGCAATCTCCGCGATGAAGAGGGTCGAGTTCGACAGCGTAAAGAAATAAAAGGTAAGATATATTATAAATTTCTAAATTATTACTAGTATTTGTATTTGTAATTTTAAATAAATTAAATAAAACTAAGGCTACCGAAAGGTATAAGTTGCCCATTTGGGTTATCCTTTTTTTTCATTAAAAGGATTTAAAATATATTTATATTTCAGTATGTCCAAAACTTTAAAAAAAAGAACATCAATGAAGACTAGAATAATAAAATCAAAAAAAAATAGAAAAGAAAACAATAATAAAAAATTTAATAAAATAGAGAATAACAAAATATGGGGAAATTTTGGACGCGTTTATAGTCCTAAAAAAAATAAATATCTAATTTTAGGTTCAACAGCATCATTTAATGTTATACGTGATGAATTAGTTCGCGATAAAGAATGGTATAATAGAGTTAAATATATGTCAAAAAGAAAAAATGAATTTGGAGAGAAATTAAAAAATCTGTTAGTGTAAAACCTCACAATTTTATAATTTTATTTTTTATTGAGATAACACAAATGTCTTATATTTTTCTTCTCCATTTTTTGCGATATACTGCATTACCCGCATAGTAAAACCAAACGTTGAACCAGAATGACCACTATAGCCTAATTGTTCCATTTTATTGTTTATAATATTCAACCTTTTATCAGTTGAAAACATAAAGGAATCTATCTCTTGCTTAACAAAATCCCATAATTCGGTTTCATTAATTGCCTGCCACGCATTTACCAACATTTCTCTCGTACTTTCATCAGTTACATACTCAAATTTACCAGGAATAAAGTCTATTTCATCGAGATTATTTGAAGAACTCATTATATTATAGTTGTGATTGGTGTAATTAAATACAATTCTGTATCATTTTTTTATAAAAGTTAAAAAAAATGATTATTTTGTCACATAAATATGGCTATAAATAAAAGATAATTTAAAGATATATTCAAAGTATTAAACAAATGTCAAAAAGGAGATTAAACGAAGAATTTATTGAGATTATGTCAAATATTTCTGATATAATGTTGAAACAAGGAGAACCATTCAGGTCAAGAGCTTATCAAAAAGCACAGGAAACTATTATGTCATACAATGATGATATTGTAAGTCCCAATGATTTGAAAGGAAAACCGGGAATCGGACCAACAATTATGGATAAGTTGATTGAATATTTTGAAACAGGGAGATTAAAAATTATAGAAAGAGAGAAAAATAACCCCGTTAATATTTTAGCAGACATTTATGGCATTGGTCCTAAGAAAGCAAAGGACTTAGTTGATAATGGTATTACAACGGTGTCACAATTAAGAGAAAATCAACATATGATAAATGATATTCAAAAAGTAGGTCTTAAATATTATGAAGATGTTTTGAAAAGAATACCGCGTTCTGAAATAGAAAAATATAAAGAATTATTCGGGTTTGTTTTTAATAAAGTTTCTGATACTGATTCAAAATTTGAAATTGTCGGTTCGTATCGACGTGGTGCTCAAACTTCTGGGGACATTGACGTAATTATTACATCTGATTCGCCCAAAGTGTTTATAAATTTTATAGATGTGTTAATTAAAAACAATATTATATTAGAGGTTCTCTCTAGAGGGACTACGAAATGTTTAGTTATGGCAAAGTTACCTTCTTCTGAAACAGTTCGACGTGTTGATTTCTTGTATACAACGGTTGAACAATTTCCATTTGCCATATTGTATTTTACTGGCAGTAAGATTTTCAATACTGTTATGCGTCACATAGCACTCGAAAAAGGTTATACTATGAACGAACACGGATTGAACAGGATGGTTGAAAAAAAGAAGGGAGATAAGGTGCTCCATTCATTTAAGAACGAAGAGGATATTTTCAATTTCTTGGGGTTGGTGTATAAATCTCCAACTGAGCGCACCGATGGTAGAGCGGTTATTAAAAAAAAACTAAAAATCCACAATGACGATGAAAGTGCGAGTGACGACAATAACAGTAAAAATATACTCCAAAATGCTGTTAAACAATTTAAGATAAACGGTATTTCTGTTTTAAAAAAACTGAATGAAAATCAACTATCATTTATTCTTCGTGAAGCAAATAAGGCATATTTTAATGAACAACCATTTATTACTGATAACGAATATGATATTATTAAAGAATATATTGAACAAAATTATCCTAGCAATACATCAATTGCTAAAATCGGAGCTCAAGTGCAGCGTAATAAGGTTACTCTTCCGTATCCAATGGGTTCCATGGACAAGATAAAACCAGACACAAGATTGTTGTCAAATTGGAAGTCAAAATATAGCGGACCTTATTTATTATCTTGTAAGTTAGATGGTGTAAGTGGTCTTTATAGCACAGAAGACACAACGCCCAAATTGTACACAAGAGGTGATGGTAAAATTGGACAAGATGTCAGTCATTTAATACCTTATTTGCGACTGCCCAAAACCAAAGGCATTGTCATAAGAGGCGAATTTATTATTCCTAAAAATATATTTGAAACAAAATATAAAACCAAATTTGCCAATCCACGAAATATGGCAGCCGGAATCATTAATCATAAAACCATAAATGAAACTATTAAGGACTTACATTTTGTTGCGTATGAAACAATCATACCAGTAAAAAAACCTTCAGAACAAATGACCTTTCTCTCTACACTTGATGTAGAAGTTGTTTTATGGAAGCCTGAAAAGAACTTGACAAACGAAATATTGTCCAAAACCCTTGTTTATTTACGTGAAAAATATATTTATGAAATTGACGGTGTTATTGTAACAAATGACGCAAATTATACAAGAAAATCTGGAAATCCGGAACACGCTTTTGCGTTTAAAATGGTTCTATCTGATCAAATTGCCGAAGCAAAAGTTGTTGATGTTATTTGGACACCAAGTAAAGATGGATATTTAAAACCTCGTGTTCAAATTGAACCCATAAATCTTGGTGGGGTTTGTATAGAATACGCAACTGGCTTTAATGGCTCATTTATTAATGATAATAAGATTGGAGTTGGTGCGGTTATTCAGATCATTCGAAGTGGCGATGTAATTCCTCATATTCGCAAAGTAACCATTCCAGCACAACAACCAAAAATGCCATCCGTTCCTTTTAAATGGAATAATACACAAGTTGATGTTATGATTGAAAATTTGGAAACGGATGATACTGTAAAAGAAAAAAATATTACTGGTTTCTTTAGAGGAATTGGCGTTGAAGGGTTAAGTTCGGGAAATATCTCTCGAATTATTCAATCTGGTTATGATACCATCCCCAAAATTTTGAAAATGAATGTTCACGAATTATTAGAAGTTGATGGGTTTAAAGAAAAAACAGCTAATAAACTATATAATGGAATAAAAGACAAAATAGAAACCGCAAATTTAATAACAATTATGTCATCATCTAATATATTTGGACGAGGATTTAGTGAGAAAAAAATGGAACTTATTATAGATTCTTATCCAAATGTGCTTTTATCAAAAGAAACAAATGCGCAAAAAATAAGCAAGATTACAGAAATTAAAGGTATGGCTAAAAAGACTGCCGAAACATTTGTCGAGAGAATACCATATTTTATTCACTTCATTAAAGAAACACAATTGGTTAAAAAATTAGTGCAAGAAAATGCCGATAAAAAAACGGTTAATAACTCACATCCTTTATTTGGAAAGACAATAGTTATGACCGGGTTTAGAGATAGCAAACTTCAAGATGCTCTTAAAAATGTTGGAGCTAAACACGGAACAAGTGTATCAAAAAATACATTTATTGTTTTAGTAAAAGATAATATTGATAGCGATGATACTGGTAAGGCAAACGATGCGAAAAAATTGGGCGTTCCACTTATGACACACGCTGATTTTGTAAATAAATATATATAAACCTATTTAGACAGTTAATTATATTTATAAAAAACATAATAAAAACTTTTCTATATTTAAAGTATAATATTATGTTTCATTTTTTCATTTTATGTACTTCTTTATTGTCGATGTTTACTTGCGGCAACGCATTTAACGACGAGTGGCAACAATTTTCTAATTTCATAGATAGATTCGAGAGAAAATACGACTCCATCGATGAGTTTGAAAACCGTTTTCAAATTTTCCGCACCAATCTACGTAATATTGTTATTCACAATTCTGACCATGCTCAAAATTTCACAATGGGAATTAACCAATTTACTGATTTAACACCTGAAGAATTTAAGTCTCAATATGTTAGCGGATACAAACCATTACAATCATTCGGTTGCGAAACCTTTTCCAGTTCTGATTCAAACACTCCTTCCTCCGTTGATTGGACTAAAAACGGTGTTGTCAATTCCGTAAGAGACCAAGGACAATGCGGTTCGTGCTGGGCTTTTGCTACTACCGCAAATGCTGAAAGCGTATGGTCGATTTCTAAGGGAGAATTATTAGATTTGTCTGAAGAATTTTTGGTTGATTGCGCAAGTGGTGTCGGTTATTTTAATTTGGGGTGTAATGGCGGACAACCTGACTCAGCATTTAAATATATGATTAACAATGGTCAGTGTACCGAGACATCTTACCCTTATACTTCCGGGGTAACAAGAACTGCCGGTTCTTGCCAAAAATGCATTTCAGCTGACGTTTCATTTTCTGGTTGTTATGATGTTAAACAAAACGACCAAGTATCATTGAAAGCTGCTGTTTCCCAACAACCAGTTGTTATCGCAATTGAAGCAGACACCAGATATTTTCAATCATATTCGAGTGGAATATTAACAGATGCTATTCAGTGCGGAACAACTCTCGACCACGCTGTTGAAATTGTCGGTTATGGAACAGAAAATGGAATAGATTATTGGAAAGTTCGCAATTCTTGGAGTTCAACATGGGGAGAACAAGGTTATGTTCGCATCCAAAAATCTTCTTCTACAAATGATATTGGTGTATGTGGAATAGCCGCTCAACCCAGTTATATTGTGGTTTAAGCTTGGATTGTTCGTTTTTTCTTTATATAAATATATTTTTACCCCCTTGTAACATTTCAAACGCCCATTATTTAGGTATTATAATAAAATTGAAATGGTTTTTTATTTTACATCATTATATAAATTATTACATTCTTTATACAATGAGTTACACCAGAATTACACGTTTTTCAAAATGCGATATTTTACTTCACAAAAATAACGTGGAACTGTATGGATTTGAAAAAACAAAAACTGAAGGTGAAATGATTGATTTAGCTATCAAAAATGAGTGCCCTATTATAATTAAAAATGGAATAAATGGTAAGTGGTATCTAAAAGGCAAAGGAAAACCAATTGAATATTTAAAAAGTAAGATTGACGAAAAATTAGGTAAATCTCGTGATGGTGTATTTTGTTTATTATTAGAATAATACAATTGTAATTTATTTTGGGCGTTTGAAATGATACAAGGGGGTAAAAATATATTTATTGAATTACATCTTCATTATTGTTGTAATAATATACTTTTGTTTTACAATTTAACGAGTAAAAAATTATGATTAAACATCTACTTTGTCCTTAAAATTCAAACTCAAATTCAACAAGAGCCTTCATATCGGTTTTCATTTTTGAAAACATAATACTTTTAATTCTTGATAAAACCGATTCTTGATTCAATTCAACACTCATTATTTTTACCATAGTCTTATCAAATTTGATTGAATATGCGTCATTTGATTTAATCTCGTGTATTTTTTCCTTTTTTAAATCACAAAATGCTTTTAAAATTTTTGTATGAACCTTGCTTAAAAACCTGACTAATTTTTCTTTCGACAACTCAACCCATATTTTTGTATCATTCATTAATTGATACACATAAAATACATTTGATTTTTGAACAAACGCAAATATAGGATTTTCTTCATTTAAATTATTAAATGTTCTTGAAAATAGTTCGCTTAAAACATAATTAAAAGGATTTTCCAACAAACTCTTTATGTCATCTTCATTTACTGTTATTTTATCAATTAAGTTATCAAACAAAATATTAGGTTTATTATTCTCATTTAACCATTCCAGAATATTTATTTTTTTCTTCTTTTTTATAACCCATTTGTTTAATTCAGTGACCTTTTCTTCTAATTTGTTATACTTTTGCCCCAATTCAATTAACATATTAAACATTTTTCTTTGAGAAGGAAGTTCCTCATCGTCTTCAATTATCAATGTGGTATTTCTTTTGGAATGCAGAAGTTCACAAATAATTATGTGTTTGTTCAAATTCGCTCTTTTAACATAGCTTTTACCACAATGAACACAACATTGCGACGGTTGTTTAATTTTGTTAGGAATATTCGTTATTTTATTCATTGTTTTGTGGTATGTTTGTTTTCACACATTTTCATATCAATTTTATTAAAAATAATATAATCTATTTTATATAATGAATGCTATAGTATTTAATAACAATTCAAAAATGTATGGGTTACCACCATATTATTATAGGTATGTTGGGTTTAACAATAATTTAAACGGCAATACTCCTGCGGAACAATATCAGAAACAAAAAATTATTCAAAAAACAGTTCGTGTTCAAGGTTCTCTCTATACATCTAATTTAGGATCATTAACTAGTTATAAAAACGTTCCAGAATCTAATCTTTATGGAGTATGTTGGAACCAAATGAGTGATAGACCTGTTCCAAGTGTTCAAAGAGTAACGATTCCTACGGGACAAAATTCATCAATGAATAGACGCCATACATCTGTTACATCAAGTAAACCTGGAAGTCAAACGCCTGGAGGAATTGGCTGTGATATAAAACACAATTCATATGACAGATATTTAAATCGATTAAAGGGGAAGGGACCGTTAAGGCGCGGATTTGTACCACCCAGTTTTGTAAATCAGACGTCTGTAAAAACTAATATTGTGAATGGTTGCAATTGTAAGTGTCCAACAGGAACTAATTTACAAAATTGTAGTGACAACAGCCAAGATATTCGTCTGTATAATGATGACAACGCAATTTAATCTTACTCAAACGAACAAATGAACTAATATTTTAAGGTTTTATTATAAATTATTTTATCCATATAAATTATAATATGCCTAAAAAAATAAATATGATTATTTCAAATGGAAATACTATTTCATCTCAATTTCGTTCTTTAAGTGTCAACACTAATTTAGCAAATAATGTTTCAAACGCATTGGCCGCACCTATGATTTCTCGTATCCATACTATTAAGCCAGGTTGCGGTTCTTGTGGTAGAAAATAAACATAACATAATATAATATTAATTGTATATACTAATATTATAATGGGACCCTCTTCTTATCCATCAAATAGATTAAATAAATCTAGTAATTTTATAACAATGTTTAATACAACAAAACTGTCATACAATAAAATGTATGATGGTAGAAAACTATGTTATAATGTTAGCAAAGGTACTTTTATTTATAAACCACATAGCGATACAGGCATTATTGGCAGAACTGCTGCTGGTTATTTAGCTCAACGAAAACGAATATAAATATCATTTTGTTTCTATTTACCAACTGACTGTTGAATATAGCTTAACCATTTTGTTTCATGGATAAAATAGCCCCATTTTCCAGTAATCATCAAAACGAAACCAAACAAATAGAATAGTAGTTTTGTCTCACCGTCAATCATCGCAGTTCTATCTCTTCTTGGGTTAAAAACATAAATCAACAATATTGACATTAATGCAATAAATATGAATTCTAATCTATCTTTCCAATAAACAATTTTTTTATCTAAGTCTGTATTCATTTTAGATGTCGCTTTCATATAAATATGTGAAACGGTCATTAAAATAAATGCTATTTTAATTGCAAAAATTAAAGAAATATACATATCGTATTTGTTCATATATTATTTAATAAGATTATTTAATAAGTTTCTTTTCTCTTTTA